ACTTATTGGAGCACCACCGACAGAGGGCAGGACTTCGATACAGTAGGAACAAGAACAGCATACATCACCATTGCAGGCGACCAGACTTCTATCACAAAGCGGTTTGATGTAAGTCCCTGGCCCACTAATGCGATCTATGAAATACAGACCAAGACCTACACAGTCAGTCATGATGCTGACGGAACGAAGAGCGTGTCCATTTCAGCATACGCAGACGGAACCGCTTCTTCCTATGGTCCCAATGAATGCTCCCTGTCAGGGACTATCACCCTCGATGCCATCGACAGAACGGCTCCCGAGATTACGCTCTCTCTTGCTTCAAGGTCGGCTACCTCGCTGAACATCTCAGCCACGGCTACCGCTTCATGCGACCTGTGGGAGTACAAACTTGGCTCAGGCGCATGGACTCAGTTCAGCACAACAGATGCTACAGCGGTATCTTGCGAACTGACAGGACTTAACCCCGGACAGAGTTACACAGTCCAGATTCGGGCAAGGAAGACCTTTAACCATGTAGTAGGCACTTCCTCTTCAGCATCCTACACCACGCTCGGTGCAGCCACGCTGAACTCAGTACAGCCGTTTTATGCGGATGCTTCCACAGTCTCCATTGCCCTCGGCACGGAAGTCTACAACGCATCCTACACCTATTCCCTTGCGATCAAAAACGGCAACGACGCCTACCTCACCATCACAGGATTGAGTGCTAAACCAGTCGGTACGCAGAATTATTCGATAACGCTCACAAGCGCACAGCGGACAACTTTGTTGAACGCAATGGCTAATGTCGCAAGTTTTAGTGCGACATTCGTCCTCACTTCGCTCAACAATAGTACTACAATAGGAACTTCATCCACGACAGCGACTATCAGCACATCTGCCACTACTTCAGCACCGAATGCACCGACATTCAATTTCGCAGACACCAACGCTTCGACAGTTGCTGTTACAGGGAACGACCAAACGCTGATACAGGGGCAGAGTTCCCTAACGATCTCTTCCCTGTCCGCAACGGCAAAGAATGGTGCGACCATTGCGAACTACAACATCACAGTCGGCGGTGTAACAGTTACATCCACCTCGGGCGGAACAGTTGCGGTCGGAGCAGTATCACAGAGCGGAACTCTTGCATGCAAGATAACGGTCACCGACTCAAGGGGTTACACCAATTCCACCACAAAGAACATCCCTTGTTACGCCTACAATCTTCCCGAAGTCACAACGGCATATGCGATGAGGGATGCGATAGACACCGACTATGTAGGACTTACATTCTCGGGAACTTATTCCGCAATAGGCAGTAATACAGTAACTGCTAAATATAAATATAAGAAGACATCAGAAGAGAACTATTCAGCCGACATTCCGCTTACGATCACAGTAGGCGGCGGAGCATTCAGCTTCTCGAACAGCCACATCGTTGACTTTGATTCTGACAGCAGCTACGACTTCGTTTTAACAGTCTCAGACAGCCTGAATACTGAAGTCTATAACATGGTGGTGTCTTCCTATGAACCGCTCATTGCCTACCGCATTGACGGCGTAGGAATAAATAAAGTGCCAAGAGCAGGCTATTCGGTCGATGTCAAAGGCACTATCGGTGTCGGAGAGATAACATCCCCGGATCCAACTTATCCGCACATGTTCCTCGGCACAAATGGTGACGGCGAACTGCAATATATGAATGGGGCGGTCGGTGGTGGCTTGTTTGATGCGGAGTACAATCCTGACACAAGCGAGATAACGCTATGGGCGGACTTCGCTACTCCCGTTGAATTCGACTACACCGAACTGACTTCGATCCTGTCGATAGGAACGGACAGCGAATCAGAATTCCTCGATAAGGTCTACCCTGTCGGTTCGATATACATGTCGGTCAACTCTACTGATCCTGGCACGCTATTTGGTGGTACTTGGGCGAAGATAGAAGGTCAGTTCCTATTAGGCTCTTCTGCCACATATCCTCTTGGAAGCACAGGCGGTGAAGCGACACATACGCTGACAACGGCGGAGATGCCGTCACACAGCCATGTCGTCACAAGAGCGACAACATCCTATCAGGCGGGACAGCAATCCGCTTGGAGAGCATTGTCTTGGAGCGGAACGAACCATGACTATAGCGATGTGGTCAGTTCTGAGTCGAGCGGCAGCGGTAGCGCACATAACAACATGCCGCCTTATCTATCGGTAAACATTTGGCAGAGAACGGCATAAGGAGAGATAAATGATAGTAAGAGGAACTACACCGATCATTCGGTTCAATTTTGTTGCGATAGACACCGCAAACATAGCGGTCGCATATCTCACGATAAAGCAGAATGGGTCAGTGCTGATAGAAAAAGACCTTGAAAGCGGAGATGTCCAAGAAGGATATATCGAATGGGCATTGACACAGGAAGATACTCTTGCGATGTCACCTTGTTCCGATGTCTATATTCAGTGCAGATACAAGCTGAATGATGGTTCTGCATACGCAACAAGAATATACATGGAAAGACCGTACAATGTGGAAAAGGACGGTGTTATATAAATGCCTTATCCTGTTTCATACAATCCCGACACTTCCATACTGACTATTACATGGGAATTAGGTGACTGTTGGTATACTTCCGAGAACGCAGAGGTCACGCTGACATTTTCCGATGAGTTACCGATAATATCTGTTTTCACCGCTGACATGGGTGCAACGCAAATGCTTGACGGTGAAATGGGAATATTTGAGATAGTGAGGTGCTAAATGGCTTCTTCAATAAATGTAAAAATCGCTCCGTTGCCGAGAGGCAATTATTCGTCTTCTGCGACATACGCCAAGTTGGACGTTGTTGCCTACGACGGTGCAACATATATGGCAATAAAAGCCGTGCCGACAGGGACAGTACCGACCAACACAACATATTGGCAGTTACTTGCAGAGAAGCCGACTATCGGTGAAGGTTCGATCACAACTAACATGCTGGCAGACGGCTCAGTAACCTATGAAAAGATCGCAAGTGGAGCAGACGCAGATATAGCGTTAAACGCTTTAGGCTTATCCATTGTAGACGGTAAACTCTGTGTAACATATGAGGAGGAATAAATGAGTATAACGACACCAGTCATCACAGACTTAACAGGACAGCAGATTGTTGAAGGACTCGCACGGCAGAATCTTCTGCTTGCAAGAATGGTTCCCGATTCTTCAGCTACACCTCATGCTACATTAACGGAGATACACGCCATAGTGCAGGCAGGCGAAGCACCTAACGTGTTCAAGGTGGGTGACCAAATCATGGTCAAGTACAACGATGGGGCAAACGATTACGTCCTACCGTGGGATATCGTCCATTTCGGAAATGCAGAACTGGAAGACGGCGAGACACTTCCTGCCATGTATATTCAGTCTCACTACGCCATGCAAGCGGTACAGTTCGACCAAAACGAAGGGTTCTATGTTGTACCGAGCGGCGGTCTGCCAGCGGGAACTTATTACTTCACGATGGGTAACTCATGGGGCAGTAACGTAGTCAACGGTAAGTCTTATACGTTCACGACTACCGAGTCCTACGCCGAGGGTGATATATGGCAGTTGGGCAAAGCCACATCAGAAGTTTCGGGACTGCCCGACAGCGCACCGTCAACGTGGAGAGTGAGGACTTATAAAGCAAGCGGCAGCGTGGTTGCAGGGCTAGCCTCTACGCCCACAGAAATCCTCGAACTCAGCGAGGGAACGACAGGAACATTCCTCGGAACGCTATCTTCTTCTACAAAGTATGGAACAAGCGGACTCAATAACATGCAGAGAAGCGCTTATGCATACAACAGGTGGAGCCAGTCTGCATTGAGACAGTTCCTCAATTCCTCTGCTGATACTGCTGGTTGGTGGACTCCGCAGAATCCCTACGACCGCAGACCCGACCAGCTGGCAACTATGAGGGGATTTATGGCAGGGTTTGAGCAGGAATTTCTTAATATCCTCAAGCCCGTTAAGGTCGTGACAGCCCTTAACACTGTTTCGGATTCAGATATCGGAACAAGCGAAACGACATATGATACGTTCTTCCCCGCTTCGCTTGAGCAGGAATACATTGTTCCGCAGTTGGCGAATGTGGAGGGCGAGTATTGGGAGTATTGGAGACAGAAACTCGGAGCATCCAGCCCTCAAGGCACAGAAACCCCCAATCCTCGTCATATCAGATACGGGTATAACGCACAGGGCACGGCGCAGTACTGTCGGTTGCGTTCGGCGTCTCGTGGCTACGCCAGCGTTACGTGGAGTGTTTACACTACTGGCACCGTCACCAGCTACACCGCTCTCTACGCTGTTCGGTGCGCGCCCGCTTGCGTCATCTGTTAATCATTATTCATCCCCCTCGCTCATGCGAGGAGGATACAGTCAGAGGTCTATTAATGAGTGTTCCAGTCAATCAAAGAGGTCAAGGCAAGTTAGAGGTCTGCACTAAAGCGAGGGATTTGGCAGTCTACACGCTCCAAATCACAAAAAATAAGAAGGTGTTTGTCGAAGAATATCAAGACGCCATAACCAATAAAATCATCAGTACAGCGTTAGATATTCACACAATGGTGTGATCTGCCAATAACGTTCTTGTGAACAGTAAGGAAGACTTGACGGAGCGAAACACCCTTCAAGAAGAGGCTTGTGTGATGTGCAATGTACTTCTTTCGTTGATAGATATAGCCAAGCCTCTCTTTCATTTGGACACTCGCAGAATCATGTACTGGGGGCAGAAAGTTGTAGAAGTACGCAACCTCATCAGAGCGTGGCGTTCTTCTGATATCAAGCGGTATGCTCCTTTGTATAAAGGGACGTAGGCTGTACACAGAACTGTCGGTTGCGTTCGGCGAATCGTGGCAACGCCAACAATACATGGAATGTAAACACTACTGGCAACGTCAACTACGACAACGCTTACAGCGCTTATCGGTGCGCGCCCGATTGTACCTATCAAGAGTTGTTGACCCACCGCATAGCGGTGAGGGTACTTGAGTATAGGGGCAAGGAGCCGAAATCCCTGCCGTAAGGCAAAACAATAATCCCATGACGGACATGACTTTTAAAAGCCAGTTGGACTATTAGCATGGAATCTTTTGATATTGAAGCGGTCATAGGATATGAAGCGTTATATGATTCAATCCGCAAGTGCCGCAAGGGAGTTGGATGGAAGGACAGCGTGGCGAGTTACAGCCTTAACGCTATAGAAAGAACATTGACCTTACACAGAAAACTTCATGACGGCACATACAGATCAAGACCGCCCGTTAAGTTTTGGGTTACATCTCCGAAGCCGAGGGAGATAGCAAGTATTACTTTCGGCGACAGAGTGTATCAGCGGAGTTTGAACGACAATGCGGTATACCCCATGATGAGCAGATCTTTTATTTATGACAATTACGCCTGTCAAAAGGGCAAAGGAACAGACAAGGCAAGAGAGCGCCTTAAAGAGTTCCTTCGCTCTTATTACCGCAAGCACGGTGTTCATGGTTATGTAGCGCAGTTCGACATAAAAGGGTTTTACCCGAACATGAACCATATCGTCACAGAAGACACATTCCGCAAACGCTTGCCTACGGATATTTACAACATGGTCGCGACCATATTGCGGGAGCAGTATGACACCGACAAGGGATATAACGCGGGGAGCCAATTGATACAGATAGCAGGCATATCCATATTGGATGGGTATGACCACTTTGCAAAAGAACAGTTACACGCTAAACATTATCTGCGCTACATGGACGACTTTCTTATCATCAGTGACGACAGAGAGTATTTGGAAATGTGCGCAGAAAGGACAAGAGGGTACATGGCAAACCTCTGCTTTGAGTTGAACGAGAAGCGCACAAGGATATATCCGATATCTGAGGGGATAGAGTTCTTAGGCTTTCGCTTCCAGTTAACAGAAACAGGCAAGGTGCTGATGCTTCTTAAGTCGGACAACGTGAAACGGCAAAGGAGAAAACTAAAACGCCTCGTCGCAAAAGCAAAACGTGGAGAGATACCAAAGGATAAGGTGGACGAGTCTTACATGGCGTGGCGTAACCACGCAAGCAAAGGCAACACGTTCGGCTTATTGCAAAGAATTGACAAATACTATAAAGGACTGTGGACAGATGAATAATGAAAATGTGCTCAAACGAATCACTATGAATTTGGCAGACAAGGCTGACCTCGAAAATGCGTTAGCCCTCGTCAACAACCTAAATGCCATAGTTGACTATGTTGCAATGATGACGGATGTAGAAATCCCTACCGAGGAGGATAACAATGAGTCCGAAATTTAACAGAGTTAAACGTTACTATGACAGCGGTCTGTGGAACAAAGAGATGGTGCACAACGCTGTAATTAAAGGTTGGATAACAGCCGAGGAATACGCCGAGATTGTAGGAGAGCCGTACGATGAGTGAAGCGGTAATAGTGGCTCTCATTACAGCAGGAGCCTCAGTCATATGTCAGTTCGTTATCGCAAGGACTCAGCATGAGAAAGACAAAACCGACCTTGCGGTAACGCTTAAAGGCATTACAGACCGTTTAGACCTACACAACGGATACGCCGAAAAAATAGGCGGTCTTGCAGATGACATGGAAAAGATGACAATCGCTATGGCAAAAATGGAAAAAGATATAGAGTATCTTCGCAAAGGAACATCGATTTAACAGACCTGCCAGCACGGAAACGAGTTGGGGGCAGTAGGCTGTTGGGAAACCGACAGCCTACTTCTTTGTAGCTTTAGCGTAAAGAAAACCCCTGGTTCTGCCAGGGGTGGGAAAGAAAGTGGAATAGACAACCTCCCAAGAAATAGAATGGTGATGGTTACCAAGCATCACTACCTAAATCGAAGGAGGTTGAGAACGAGTGAAAAATGAAGTAAAAACAACCGCCCATTCAAGTTACCGCTGCGAGTATCATATAGTGTTCGCGCCAAAGTATAGAAGAAAAGTGATATATGGCGAGATCAAATCAGATATAGGAGTAATACTGCGGAAGCTGTGCAATGAGCTGAAAGTGGAGATACTGGAAGCAGAAGCATGCCCTGATCATATACACATGCTGGTAAGTATCCCCCCGTACATGAGTATAGCGCAGTTCGTGGGGACGCTCAAATCAAAGAGTGCACTAATGATCTTCGACAGACACGCAAACCTGAAGTACAAATACGGGAACAGAAGTTTCTGGTGCAGAGGGTACTACGTGGATACGGTAGGCAAAAACGAAAGAATGATTCGGGAATACATCCGGAATCAGTTAGAGGAAGATCTGGCATCAGACCAGATCAGCCTCAAAGAGTTTGTAGACCCGTTCACGGGTGAAAAGAATAAGTAGGCAAAAACAAACAGCCGCTTGAAGCGGCTGCCTGTGGTAGTGATGCTAAGGTAACATTTCAGTGCCCTCTTCGAGAGGGCCTGCAAGCAATAACCCTTCTAGGGGTTGTGCAAACCACTAGTTTACTAGTGGTTATGATTTAAGAAATTTAAGAAAGAGGTAAACATGGACAACAAATCAATTATTCTCGCAATTATCCTATTCGCGATTCTCGTTGAGGGAACTGTCGAATACATCAAACTGTCACTTCAGAAACAGATATGCGCCGAGATTATCGGCGCATTTATTTTCTCGCTGATTATTACTATCGGCTACAAACTGGACTTCTTCGAAGCGTGGTTGGGGCTTGAACCTATCATCCCCTATCTCGGTAACGTCCTAACGGCGTTAGTAATATCAAGAGGCAGTAACTACGTGTTTGACCTTATCGGAAAATTCACAGAAGCAAAGGATTGGGTTGACGGTGAAGTAGTAGACGATTATGTCGCGCCTACTAATGTTGTCAATCACGAGATGGACGAAGGAGTAGGTTAATGACAGTACAGGAATTAGCACTATCCCTTCATTTGCAGTATCCAAAAACCTACATAGCGTTCAGCCGTGGCTACGACCCGTCAATAAAGCATTACGGTGTTGACATGGCATACAACATGGACGAGGGCGGCCCGTGGGTTCCTGTCTACGCTCCGGCAGACGGTAAGGTAGTTACATCTACCTATGACAGTTCCTATGGCTACTATGTCATGATTGAACACGCAACAGGTGTCCGTACTCTAATGGCGCATCTGAAGGAACTTCCTTGCGTTAAGGTCGGTGACAAGGTAAAGCGTGGCCAGAGAGTCGGTACGGAGGGAACAACAGGCAACTCTACGGGGCCTCATGTTCACTTTGAGGTAAGGCTTAATGGAACCAAAGTCAATCCTGTTCCATACACATTTGCCTATCCAGAGCAGAAGGTCAATTACTATACCCAGAGGGACTTCGGTATTAAGCACTACGAACCTATTAAGTATTTAGGGCATCCTGTTGAACGTAACAGTGAGGTCGACCAATTCAAAATTGATACCGATACGTTGAGAGCAAGAAAAGCCCCCAATCTTAAAGGGGAGTTTCTTGGCTACGTTAATCGGGGCATCTACAACGTAGGAGAGAGCGTAAGAGCAGACGGATACATCTGGTATAAGATAGAGGACTTCTGGTGCGCTTATGACAAACAGTGGGCCGAATATCTTCCGAAGGCTGACCCGAAGTTCAACCTGACCATGAAGAACATCAACAAAGCGCAGCGTGATGCCATGACCGCATGGTGTGAAGCTGAAAAAGTCGAGTATAATATTGTTGAGATCTAAAAACATAGTAAGCCTAACAAAGGAGTGCCATTAGGCACTACGACAATAGGCTTACAGATAATATGACTAAGCCCCGAAGGCCTAAAAACAGGCCCTCGGGGCTCTTTTTTATTTGGGGGAAAACTACCCCCGCGTCCAGCCGCATGACACGACCCCGCAGGTTTTGCAGCGGAGCACTTGGACCTTGGCGTTCTCCACGATCTCCTCCTCTACCCACTCGTGTGCATCAGCCTCGTGGACTCCGTCGGGCTTGACTGTCACACCTTCGGGCCACCGGCACTCCTGGAGAGTATGCTCAGAGCTCAGCACCGTCAGGACCGTGGCCCAGAGGACCGTCAGATCCTGGGTCGCGGACAGCTTCAGCGCACGGACTGTCTCAGTCAGTCTTTTCTCAAAATTATCGGCGTCTATCGGCCTCATCTTATTTCTTCCTCCCCAGGTGGCAGCCGTCAAGGCTGATCCAATGTGGATGTTTGGTGCAATAAATATCATCACTGTCCCCTTCCGGCGCTGCCGAGAATTCACAATCCTTGCATCTTACCACGGGCTCGGCCGCGTCCTTCTGTTTCTGCAGCGCCCTCAGGACCAGTCGCTGGGAGTACATGAGCTCAGCATCTGCGAGTGCTTTTGTCAGTTTGTTGACCGTCCGCTCCATTGACTTGTAATCTTCAAGCGGTACGGCATCTACTGTCAGTGCGTTTTCTATATCACGCACGGGCACATAGTATTCATCAGCCATAGGGTTATAATGCTGATGTTCTGATTTTAGGATCTCATTCGCGTCAATTAGTCTCGCATCTTCTTTTCTTTCTCCATCTGCACAATACCAATTGTCATCTACTGGGATTTCTGTAACCCAACCGCTCTTCTCCATTAATTGTTCGCAACAATTATGTACGTGTTCACCATCGAAACGGTATTTACAGTTCTTGCACCTTACCACAGGCTCGGCATCTACTACCTCTGGTTTTTCAAAATGTTTAAACAGTTTTTTCTTTTCTTCGTCAGTAATATCTACTTTCTCTAATATTTTGGCTAGTAAAAAACTGTCATCGTATTTACGAGTATCAATTAGATACATCTTCTTTCCTTTCTTCTCTTCCTCTGGCCCCGGAGCCAGTCGGCGTATGGCCGGCAGGATCTTCCGGGGCATTTTTCTGTTTGTCTTTTCTTGCACAGATCACATGGACTCATTCATCTTAACCTCAAAAGTTGTCTCTATATCAGAGGACACGATCAGGATCATTTTGCCGGGTATTATTTCCGTCACTTTATATGGGGCATCAATGTAGTCAGTAATATAAACTCCGCATTTATAGGGGGTCCAGACCTGCCCGTCTACCTGCCGTATACAACCCCGGCCTCCTCCCATTAGTTCTTCCACTTTCTGAATTCTGGGATCCGGGATCCGTACTTTTTCCCGTTCCCAGAGGCGATAGGTACCCTCTGCTACACCCAATAGGTCAGCCACCTCCCTTTGGGTGAGGCCTTTATACACCCTGAGCCTTTTTAGACGCTGACCTTCTCCCGGTTCTGGTTTAATTTTCACTCTTTTTTTGGGATGCTTGTTCATCTTCGTCCTCCAGCTTCTGCAGCGCTCTGGCGTGGATTCGCCAGGTCTGCACATATGAATAGTTGATTCTCTCGGCCACCCACTCCCAGCTCAGGCCCTCAATATATCGCGCCCTCAGGACCATACGCTCGATAGGCTCCAGGCTCTCGATCGCTTGCTCAATGGCAGCACGCTCTGAGTACAGCCTCTCGAGCTTCGTCTTGTAGATCTCAACGAGGTCGGCGTACCGGTCCATCCCTGCCTCCAGCGCGTATCCGTTTCCCTTCGCGTGCGGCATGAATGACAGCTTCGGAGTCCGCGGGGAAGTGATCCGCGACTCCAGTTCTGCGAGCTGGTCCTCCAGCTGCTTGATCTCACGGCACAGATGCCTGTAGGAATTAAGCCTGTCACGTGTCATGCGTCCACCTCCTCCAGAACTGACAGCCTCAGAGCCTCAAGGGCTCCGGCCTGTCCGGCTTCCTTCTTCTGCAGAGCCTTGAGCACGCGCTCGTCGTGCGTGCCTGCAAGGATCAGGTGATACACGAGGCAGGTCTGCCCCTGCCCCGGACGGTGCAGGCGCTCGTTCGCCTGCTGGTACAGTTCGAGGGACCAGGGGAGCCCAAACCAGATGATCACGTGCCCTCCGGCCTGAAGGTTCAGACCGTGACCTACAGAGGCCGGGTGCGCCAGCGCTACGGGTATGCGGCCCGCGTTCCAGTCCTCGATGTCCTTCGGCTTGTCAAGGATCCGGCAGGGGATCCTGTCCATGATACGGTCGCGGTCATGCTGGTAGGAATACATCACCAACAGCGGGCTGTCTGCCTCCTCGACCATCTCCTCCAGCGCATCCAGCTTGATATCATGCAGCACATGAACGAACCGATCCCCGTCATATATCGCGCCGTTCGCGAACTGCAGGAGCTTGTTTGTCAGCGCTGCAGCTGACGCGGCGACGATCTCCTTGTTATCGTCCAGGACGGCCATGACCTGCTCGCGCTCGAACTTCTTGTACCTTTTCAGCAGCGCGGGATCCGGGTGCAGGACCTTGTCGATGTACAGCTGCTCCGGCAGATCCCGGATAGCCTCCTGGCCGACGGACATACAGATGTCGGAGATCCGGTCGTACACTTCCTCCTCGGCTCCGGGCTTTGGGGCGTAGCTGTAAACGATATATCCGGATCCGCCTGCGGGTACGAGGTACCGCTGCCGGAAAGTCCCGAGCGTTTTTCCCAGGCGCTCGCCCTGGTCGAGGAGATAGATCTCCGGCCACAGGTCCTCGAGCCCGTTGGGCCTCGGTGTACCGGTCAGGCCTATGATCCTCTTGATCCTGCCCCGGACCCGCCGAAGAGCCTGCCAGCGCTTAGCTGCGCGGGACTTGAAGCTTGACAGCTCGTCGATCACGACGATGGGGAAGGGCCAGCGCCCCTTTAGTTCGTCGCAGAGCCACTGGACGTTCTCGCGGTTAATGACGTATATCTCCGCAGGGGACGGCCCCAGGGCGTCGATAACTGCGTCCACGCGGGCGTTCCGGTCCCCCATGATCTGACGGACGCGCAGGTGCTTCAGATGATCCCACTTCTGCGCCTCGCCGGTCCATGTGTTCTCGGCCACGCGCTTCGGGGCTATGATGAGCACCGGGCCATCTTCCAGATAGTCGTTGAGTAGTAGGTCAATGGCGGTCAGCGTCGTGACGCTCTTGCCAAGGCCTAACCCATGCCCCAAAACAAGGCACAGGCCTTGTGCTCCAGGATCCAATTAACGCCATGAACCTGATGTGCATACGGGACATATTTCATTTGAACCACCTCCCTCCTTCGTGATGATGTACTTTACCCATCACACCTCTCCCACGTTGATCAGCAGCTCGAGATAGGCGATGTCGTCTGCTGTGAACACAAAGAACACCCAGAAGCCCAGGCCCCGAAGGCGCTTAGCCCACCACTCCTGCAGCTTGCTGATCTTGCCGCCTTTCGGCTTCTTTGTCTCCACGAAGTAGATGCGCGCCTTCGGCAGCAGGATGATCCGGTCCGGAACTCCGGACCAGCCGGGACAGACCCATTTCAGGCAGGCCCCGCCTTTGTTCTCGACCATTTTCCGCAGCTTCTTTTCGATCTCATTTTCTCTGATCATATATACATTCCTCTTTTAGCTTTCGAATAAGCCAATCGCCGTCAATATTTGTCAGTACTTTAAATTTGGCCGAGTGAAAAAAGGCTTCGATCCTTTGTATCTTTTCCTGCGGGTCTGTATCTTCCCAATGAGGAACGGATTTTTCTCTTATTGTTGATCCCCCAGGAGGGGGATTTAGAACCCGACACAGGTTTCGGTAGTCCTCTGCGGCTTTTGTAATAATCGCGTTTGCTAATTCCTCCCAAGGATTATTCATCACTTCTTTCCCTCCAGCTTTGATAGGTTGAGCATTATGTCCTGATGCATCAGCACCCGGTAATAGTCACCGGCGATATCCCCGTAGGACCGGTGCAGCTCTTTGCTCAACTTCACGATCTCCCCGATCGTCAGCGCCTCGTCTGCCAGCCTCGGGGTCCCGCGCCTGCGTGGGCTGGCGGAGTTATATGCGGCATTACCCCGTTCGATCTCGATGAAGATCTGATACGGGATCCCGGCTCTCTTTGCCCTGCGCCTGGCGTTTGCGGCCTCGGCTGCGTGCTCCGGGCAACAGTAGTTCTGGTGCGCTGTCTCAGGCAGGAACGGCTGCCCGCACCAGTCGCAGAGGCGCTTGACTGTCATGTCGCTCATCTCTTCACCCTCCTCCAATAGCGCTGATCCCCATAAAGCGGCCGCTTGATCTTACTCGGGCCGCGTTGCCACTCTGGAAAGCTCTCCATGATTTTTGCTATATCCTTCGAGACCCAGGTGTCCTTCTTGGGATTAACACCCAAGGCCTCAACGGCTATCTCGTACCCGGATACCACCCGACGCTGTTCTTTTCCGACTGCGTCACTGTCCAGCCATGTTCTCCGGCTGTACTCGTCCATGTCGTCCCAGTCCTCCGGCAGGAGCCTGTTCAGATAGGCCTCGATCAGACCCGCGCGCGGGTCCTCGACCTCGTAGTTGCTCTGTATCCTCCGTGCTTCTTCCTCAAGTTCGTGGGAGAGGTACAGCTTCTCGCCTTTGCGCCAGATCTGAATGGCCTCGCCCCAGATCTGTCTCAGGAGGTCGTCATCCAGTTCTCCAAAGTCAGGGGACATCTCCGTGTTCTTTGCCTCTACGACCCAGAAACGGCGGTTCCCCGTTGTGTCCCTGAGGAACTGTGTCTCGTTGGTCGTTCCAATGAAGATGCACTGCCTCTTGAACTCTTCGGTCCTGCGGCCATAGGCCGGGCGGAAGCGGTCGACCTGTTTGGAGATGAAAAGCTTGATGCTCTCCGCCTCTGCCTTCCTCATTCCTGCGAGCTCTCCGACCTCCATGATCCAGACGCCGTGCAGCTGCTCGTATGCTTCCTTGCCCTGGACCGTTGAAAAGGAGTCGCTGTACCAGTCACGGCCCAGGAGCTTCACGAGGGACGTCTTACCTATGCCTTGCTGAGCGCTCCGGAGGACCAGCATATAGTCAAATTTCACGCCGGGGTTGTAGATCCTCGCGACGGCACCGGCGAGTGTCTTCCGGGTGACGGCTCTCGTGTATGGCGTGTCGTCAGCTCCGAGGTATTTGATCAGAAGTTCGTCGACTCTTGGAACCCCGTCCCAGTCGCAGCTGTCCAAATAATCACGGACAGGATGATACTTGTGCTTGTTGGCCACAACGTTGACCGCGTCGAAGATCTTATCCTTGCCGCTGATCCCGTATGTCCGCTCGAGGTAGTATCTCAGGTTCGCGTCGTCGGTATCAGTCCACTGGGCCTCGCCCTTCACTTCATGCCAAGGCGTCCCCGAGATCAGCACGACGCTATGGCTCATCTCGTTATAGGCTACGCGCCCGACGAGGCTTGGATCGTGCTCGAGGATAATGACGATATTGTCTATCGTCTGAGCGATCCCTCCTTTTTCGGTGATTTTCAGCTGTGACATCCAGTCGGTCTCAACGGGAGGATCCGCGAAGTCCTCACGGGCTTCTGCTGTGCGGTCCTCTACGATCTGAGCTCGGACCCGGGGATCCTCGGTGGCCAGCTGGGCCATAGCCTTGTAGCTGGGCTTTGAGCTGACAGGGATATCCGGATCTGTACCTTCGTCCAGCTCGACGAACTGGTGCAGTCTTACAAGGTCCCAGGCGTTGCACAGCTGCATGCTGGCGGGGTCGGTCGCGTGGTAGGAGTATGTGAACTTATCATCGTAGACCACGACGCCGGCGGCCGTTGAGCCTTTGGCGTAGGTGTATCTGTTTGGTTCGTCGCAGGGGACGTAGTCCGGAACGAAAGCCTCGATCGCGTCGGTGATACTGTAGGCTCGACAGAAAGCGCCGACGATCCCCGGTTTGCCAAGGGGATCCTGCTGCTTCGTAGCTGCGCGGCGTACGAGGTCCGTCACTCTTGAGCTCACAGGCCAGGAGGACATGTCCTTCCAGTCGTGATAGGACGCAAGGATCGTGTCTACGTCCAGAAAGTCTCCGTCGTTAATCTGGAAGAAGTACTCCCCGTCCTGAGAAGTCGACGGCCAGAACATGACACGCTCAGGCTGGTAGGTCGTGTCGTCGAACCAGTCTATCGACCCTTCGGCGATCATCTCCGCGACTCGGCGGCCGACAGCCTGATACTCATCAGGCGTGACGTTCCTGGACAGCGGCACGACGAGACGCAGACGCGGCGCGCTGGGAGTATGCTTGTGTGTCGAATAGACGACCGCAGCGTACCCGATCAGGGAGCACCAGTCGTCCCAGAGCTCAGCCTTTGCGAAGTCAGCGTCCAGGGCGAGAACGGAACGGAAGCGGACGTCGGTCCGGTGCCCGTTGTTCAAGTAGCCGCCGACGAAGCCACCGACGTCCTTGATATCGCTCTGCCGGTCGCGCTTCATGGCCTTGTACTCAGCCACGGTTTCCGGTGTACGGGTCGTCTTGCTCAGGCGCTCCGCGAGCTCTGACCATAGGATCTTCCGGTTCTTCCACGTCTTGGCTTTACGCGAAGATGCGACGGCGATCTCCAGCTCTTTATCATTCAATAATTTCATTTCTTTAGTCCTTCAAATAGAATGGTGTCTCGTAGCCTTCGGCTTTTAAGATTAGGCCCGGCGCCCACTCGATCGGCTGGCTCATAATCTCCGCCATGTCTTCGACCTTCCAGTCCATGGGCGCCTCGGCTATGACCTCATCGTGGACGTGGAAGCAGATCGCATAACCGGCGTCGTCGAGTCGCAACATAGCGACCGCGAGGCAGTCCCGCGCGAAGGCCTGCACGATGTTTTCGACCAGCTTCCCTCCCCAGGTCTCCGCGATATCCCACTTCCTGGTCGTCTGATTCTGTGCCCGGAAACGGATCTTATTTTCGGCGTCTATCGTCGCGTCCCAGTAGCTCAGGATCCTCCCGGAGGGGAGCAGGCAGCGCAGGGCGTCCTTGCTCCGGCTGTAGGCGCAGACGAGCTCTCCGGTGATTGGGTTTATGACCTTAACCGTGCGGCCCGGAGTCAGGAGTGCGTCGCGCGCGGCAGTCTCGACCTTAGTCCACAGGCGGGGGATAGTCGGGGAGGCCAGTCGCCACTTGGAGACGATGTCCTGCATCTCTTTATCAGACAGGCCCATCTTGTCAGCTCCGAAAGCCTTGAGGGCTCCGACGCCGCCGCCGTAGCCGCAGGCGAGCTCGGCGACTTTGCCCTTGGCTCTCAGCTCGCCGTTGATCCCGTGCTTGACTACAGGCACGTGGAACATGTTCTCGGCGCTGCTGCAGTAGATGTCACCGCCGGCGGCAAAGACCTCCTGACGCCATTTTTCGCCGGCCAAGTAAGCGATAACGCGAGCCTCAATGGCTGAATAGTCAGCGACCAGGAACTTCTTCCCCGGTCGGGCTATGAGCGCGGTCCTGATCAGCTGTGAGAGTGTATCCGGGACGCTGTCGTAGATCATCTCGAGGCTCTCGAGGTCCTTGGCCTTGACGAGCTCACGGACGAGCCCGATCTGCTCGAGGTGATTCTGCGGAAGGTTCTGCAGCTGGACAAGTCTGCCAGCCCAGCGGCCGGTACGGCCCGCGCCATAATACTGCTGGATACCGCGCACGGCGCCGTCTTCGCAGGCGGCCTCGAGCATGGTGGCATATTTTGCTGTGCTCGTTTTGCCGATCTGAAGCCTGTCGGCCATTACGGTCCTGACGACCGGATCCGGAGAAGACTCCGCCAGCTCAGCCGCCTGCGCCTTGCCTAGAGAGTCGACAGAGACTCCTCGGTCCTCCAGCCAGCCCTTAAGCTGCGCGACGCTGTTGGGATTTTCCAGCCCGGTCAGCCGTTGCATCTCGGCCAGGACCTTGGAGCGGGAGGCCTCGTCGAGCTCCAGCGCGGCCTGTGCCAGCTCTCGGTCAATGAGGACTCCGTGCTCGTTGATCTTGGCGTCGAGGTTCCGGATCTTGCGCTCCAGGTCGGTGACCTTGTAGCCCCGGAGCCGTTCAAAAACGGCCCTCTCTACCTCAACATCTCGACGGCAGTACTCTTTGAACCTCTCCCACTTCTCAGGCGCGTGAGCCGGAAGATTACGCGTCCGGCCGCCGTTCGCCTTCGTAGGCGCGCAGGGCTTGCAGAAGTAGGTGATGAGGCTCGTGCCCTCTTTGATCTTCTGATCTTTTAGCTGCAGCGCAGCGCCGACACCGTCCAGACTCAGGGGCAGACCGTTATAGGCCGCGAGGACCATGCTGTCTTCCCATTGTTGGATAGGCTGGGCCCGATTTGTCCACTTCTCGAAGCAGGTGCGCTCAAACTGGGCGTTGTGTGCGACCTTTATGACGTCCGGGTCTGTCAGGTCGTCAAGGATGTCGTCATACCGGGGCATGTTCACTCTGACGTCCGGATCAGTCAGGTCCAGGATCTCCACAGGCTCGTCGTCGTAGGCATAAGCGATAAGAAGGATCTGGAACACCGGGCTCTCAACATACCGGAAGACACCGACGGAGCCGATGTCCTCGTCACTGTATGTCTCGATGTCCAGGTGCAGATACTTCCCGCGCTTAGCTGAGGAAGTCATCGACGAGCTCCTGCGTGTTGTCCTTGAAGTCGTCATCGAAGTCGTCGGCAGATCCCATCATGCTGAGCGGCTCTCCGTCGCTGAGCTTCTGCAGGCTGAGCAGTCCGGCGCTTATGCCCTTCTTGCCGTGGCTGTTGTAGCCATAAAAATTGATGGACGCGCGGCCGTAGCATCCGGAATACAGCTCATCCTCGTCTGTGATCTCGTTCCGGAATGCGTCGACGATAACGGGCTTACGCTTGGAGCTGACTGTCATGACATAACAGCCCCGGCACTCCGGTCCGTAAGGATCTCCGCTGTCCCTCATGCCGTCACCGTCGTGCAGTGTTGTTGTAGGCTTCTGGGGGAGAGAACTTGCGCCGTTCTTCTCGCGGAAGTTCGTCGCCGCCTCGTTCATCGCTTTCAGGATCTTCTCCACAGTGTCCTCGTCGCTCTTCGGGATCAGGAGGGTCACGCTGTACTTCGGATCCTCGTCTGCATTTCTCTGCTGCGGGGTGAATACGTTCACATAGCTGAATCTGACCTTACCGGTCACTACTTTAGTCGCCATTTTCTTTTTCTCCTTTTTTGCGCAATTCTTTTAGTTTTTGTGCAATTCTTTTAGTTTTTGTGCAATTTTTGTAAGCAATCGGGCGATATATACGCCATTTTGTGTGATTTCCGGATCTTCAGATCTCAAGTTCCTCATTGTCAGCGCGGCATGTTCCTCGCGGGAGACTAGGGCAAGGTTCGCCGGATCGAGATCGTCTTTGTTTCCGTTCAGGAAGGTGACCAAGTGCCCTGGAGGTATCGGGCCGTGCAGGCTCTCCCAGATCTGCCTGTGACAGAATACCCAGTCCTGCCGCCGGACTCCGGAGTCCCTGATCTTCTGCAGCCAATAGCCCTCCGAGTTCTTGACAATCGTCCCGACAGGGAGCCGGTTTGCAGGCTTGTGTCCCTTCTTGAAGAATGTCGGCGAGAGACTACGATACTGCGCCTCTGTTATTCTCTGACCTTTGTTCGGTGAGTCGTGGCCCTTACGAAAGCGGGTATCAACTCCGGAGGGGAGGTGGTATCTCTTTTTCGCGGCCTGGACCTGTTCGACCGTAAAACTTGTCCCGAATGCCCGGTTCAGCATTTCGGTAACTTCCGTCGCCTTGCGGCCCTTTGTGTTCTCTCTCAGGAAGTCCACGGCCTCCGGTGACCACTTTGCGGGCGTGCTCATGGTATCTCGACATCGTCAGGCAGCAACCCGGTGGGACGCACAGTGTCGGATCCGTACTCTAACGCCAGCTTGAGCGCTGACAGGTTCGTGTGCGCAGTCTGGTTAATCGCAACCGCGAGATCTGCGACTGCCTTGCCGCGCCGGAGCTCTTTCTGCATCTCTTCCTCGCTGAGCTCGTCGTCCATGATCCTCTCGATACTCTCAAAAAGATAGTTGTTGAGGTCTGCGAGTGTGTTCTTCATCATGCGAAGTCCTCCTGCGCCTGAGCTACCGGATTATACGGCGGACGCTTATCGGTCTCAGGTACGACGGTCGGAGCTCCGGGCTCTCTGGAGGTCAGATCTGACAGCAGCTCCGCTGCTCTCTTCTTGCCTAAGGCCTTGTCCATAGCAGCCGGACTGAGGAGCCTCGTCTCTGTATACTCGTCCCGGGGAATACCCGCATCGTCCAGTGCCCTCATGATCTGAGCCTCGTCTGTCCATTTACGGTTACCCATCTTGCCTTCGACCACCTTGTATCCGGGGATCTCTTTACCGGCCAGCAGGTCCTCAAGCGCCTGAGCCTTCACGCGCCGGATCCAGAGGGAGATCATGCTCTCCAAGTTCAGGACCTCTGCGATCTCAAAGCCCGGCATGGTCTCGACCTTAGCCCGGAGGCCATGTGAATAGACGTTCTTCATACACTGACGTGTGAGTTCACGACAGTGTCCCGCGTGGGGACAGAAGCGACAGTGCTCGCCGGGGGTGTATGTGCCTTTACCCTTCGATGCTAACTCTGCGCGGGGTTTGACATAGTCTTCCGCCCAGGCGAGCAGCTGTTCGACCGTGATTGTGTCCGAGGAGATGCTGTCCAGCCTCGGCTGGAAGATGTGCGTCTCGACGATCTTGATGTCATAAAAATCGCGTAGCAGCTGGTAGGCTCCCAGTCCATACAGCCGCATCTGCGTGTTGCCTTCGGCGCTGACGGCTATACCCTGTCCATATTTGTAGTCGATCACGACTATGGTGCCGCCCTTGATGAGGATGCAGTCTGCGATCCCGAAGCCGTCCGGGACCCAGTCGGAATACTCGACCCGCTGCTCCAGGAGGGTGACGGTCTCGTCGTCTGAGAGCTCCGCGATGTAGTCTGCATACTGCCGGCCACAGTCGACCATCTCCCAGTCAGCACCGTCTACCTGGTCGGGCGTGAAGTCGTTGGTGCCCTTCGCCATGATCTCGGCGATCTCGTGTGCCAGAGTGCCTTCTCGGGTGTACTCCGTGTCCGTGTCCTGGTACAGCTCCGCTGCTGCAGCCGACGGCGGACAGGCGAGCCAGCGTGATGAACTCGAAGCGCTCAGCAGCGCGTGCGCCCGGCTCCCGTGGTCAGGCTTTTTTGCCATTTTTCTTTCCTCCCTTTTTCTTCAGCTCGCCCATGATCTCCGTCGCCTTGTCGCTGCTCGTGAAAAACAGACCAGCGGCCGGATCGTTTAGGTCCTCGACGCTTCGCACGTATGGCTTGTGTATGTAGGCACAATAAAACGCCTCAAGCTTCGCGCCGTTGCTTTCCTCCGCGTCTGGAAGGAACAGGACTGCGTCCGCTGCGTCGATCATGGCGAAGCAGATCCGCATATACTGTTCGTTGTCAAGTCCGGAGGGCAGCCAGGCGGGGGATAGGGCTACATAGCCTGCCGCTGTCAGCTCTGCTTCCGCGGTAGAGAATGACGCCCGGAAGTCCGGGTTATCGGTAATAGACCCGCCGATGTAGATCACTCTTGTTTTCATCTTTAATTCTCCTCAGCTAATTGCTTGATCCTCTCCCAGACAATGCCTCGCTTGCCCTCCGGTATGGCGCTGAGCTTGTCAGCGTACTCGTTCACTATCGCCTTGATACTTGCCCTCAGCGCTGGCTTCTGCACCGTCAGCTTCACGACGTTTGTCTGCAGCTCTTGGGAACTGATGTCCACG